GAGTCGAACGACCAAGGTACGTGGTTCAACTACGCTATCGAAAAGATCGGTTTGTTAGAGAACCGAGAACTACTGCTTGAGGCTAAGTCATTTCGTGACAGTGTAGCCGCAGGTGAAGTGAAAGCTGCGCCAGAGGATCATGGAGACTCCACCTCTAGTTCTTCTGATAACGACGGAGAAGAAATACCGTTTTAAGCAGCCTTGGGAGAGTGAGGTAGTCCACTTGCTCTCCCTTTATTTCACAGGAGCAGTAAATGTCACAAGCAAAAAGATTGCTTGCTGCCTATATGGGTGCAGCAGCGGCACATGGAACGACTACCGTTGGTCGAGTGGGACGTGACGGTAAGGCCGAAGGCAAGAGTAGGATCGTTCGGGAGCCACTGACTGAGGAGATTGTGCAAGGGCACATCGACGGCAAGCAAGGTGTCGGGGCCATCCCGATTAACGAAGATAACATGTGTAAGTTCGGGGCCATCGATGTAGATGTCTACGATCTAAACCACAAAGAATTACAGGAGAAGATCTGCAAGTTGGATCTCCCCTTACTACACTGCCGATCTAAATCGGGGGGTGCACATTTGTATGTGTTCCTAAAAGACTGGGAACCTGCTGCTGTAGCTAGAGAGTATCTAACAGAGATGGCAATACTCTTGGGCCACAGTGGATGTGAGATATTCCCGAAGCAAGACAAGATCATAGCCGAGCGTGGAGATGTTGGTAACTTTATTAACATGCCATACTTTGATGCTGAGATGCCACAAAGGTTTTGCTACAATAAGAAAATAGAAGCGATGGAGTTGGATGAGTTCCTGACAGAGATAGACAACAAGAGTGTGAACCTATCTGACTTGGAGGCTATACGTGCTACTCAATCTGTAAGAAAACATTTCGAAGATGGGCCTCCATGTTTACGGCACATCTTTGCAGATGGCCCACAGTCAGCACCAAGGAACAAGCTTTTGTTTTTTATGGGTGTGTACTGCAAGAAGAAGTTTCCCGACAGTTGGCAAGCGTCTCTGGAGGAATACAACCGAACGTTATTCTCTCCGCCCCTTCCATCCTCAGAGGTGCAGACCGTAATCAAACAGCATGAGAAGAAAGACTGGGGGTACACTTGTAAGGAAGAACCGTTCAAGTCGTACTGCGATCCATCTATGTGTGTACTGGCTAATTTCGGTATAGGTCAGGATGCACCGGATGCACCACAGGTTGGTGGTCTAACGATCATGTTGTCTGAACCACGTTTGTATTTCATGGATGTGAACGGCACACGGATACAGCTTTCAACAGAGCAGTTGCAGAACCAAATGCTTTGGCAACGTGCTTGTATGGAGCAATGTATGTTCATGCCTTCGACTACGAAACAACAGAAGTGGCAGCAGATGGTCAATGGTTTGATGAGCCAGGCAACGTATATCGATGTGCCAGATGAACTTACTATATCGGGACAATTCAAGGATCTGCTCGAGACATACTGCACAAGTAACATCAGAGCCATGGCACCGGAAGAGATTCTAATGAACAAGCCTTGGACAGATGCAGGAACCACCAAGTTTAAACTGGAAGGACTACTCGAGTTCTTACACAATAGACGGTTTAACATTACAAGTCGGGGACAGATAACCCAGATGATACGAGACTTGGGGGGAGACTCAACAAAACAAAACATAAATAAACGTGGGCCAAAGGGTGAAGTAAGAACAACGGTTAGATGTTGGTTTGTCCCTGCCTTTGAAGAGGAAGAAATAGAATTACCTGTAAAGGAGTATAGCAATGAAATCCCATTCTAATCGACTGCTGCGAGTGGGTGAGGTCGCCGAGATGTTAGGCGTATCGAAATCCTACATATATAAATTATCGCAGACCGGAGACTTTCCGAAACCTATTGTCTTGGGAGACGAGACAAACAAAAGATCCTCGAGCCGTTGGGTTCTGACAGAGATTGAGGACTGGGTTAACACCAGACCAAGGGGAAAAGAATATGATACCGAAAGCTAAATTAATATTGGGGCCACCTGGTTGTGGTAAGACCTACCGTTTGATTGAGGAGATCCGTGGTGCGTTGGACCGAGGCACAAGTCCTTCTCGCATCGGAGTTATATCTTTTACACGTAAGGCTATTGAGGAGATGGTGGGCCGTGCTTGCGCTGAGTTTCAGTTGGAGCCAAAAGACTTTCCGTTTATGAGAACGAGCCACTCGTTTGGATTCAGGGGTTTGGGTTTACAGGTAACGGACATCATGAACAAGGAAGACTACGACAACGTGGGCCGTGATGTAGGGCTGACGTTCGAAGGTAGGATGTCAAATGCACTTGATGATGGTTTAGCAGTGCCGTCGATTGGTGGATCGGGAGCCGACTACTTACAGATGGTGGGCCGTGCACGTTTACGCATGGTAACTTTGGATCAGGAGTACAATGAAGCGTCTGATAGATCCCTTCACTACCCCAAGTTGGTGCAGTTACACAATCAGATTGAGGAATACAAACGATCCACAAACAAGTTTGACTATGTGGACATGATCGACAAGTACATTCAGGTCGGGGAGCCACCGAGTTTGGACTATCTGTTTGTTGATGAGGCTCAAGACTTTACACCAATGCAGTGGGAGATGGTGTCGAAGATTGCGGACCATGCTGATCAGGTGTTTATTGCAGGGGATGATGACCAAGCGATCCACCGATGGACAGGGGTGGATGTGCAACTGTTCAACAAATGTACGGATAACATAGAAGTGTTGGATCAATCGTACAGAATCCCAAGTTCTGTGCATAACCTAGCGAAGATTGTTGCGAACAGGATTGATGATCGGCATTTGAAAGTATTCAAACCTCGGGAAGAAGAGGGACTTGTCGAGTGGATATACCACCTCGAGGATGCACCCCTGCACGAAGGGTCGTGGACTTTGATGGCTCGAACCAATGGGTTCGTCCATGACATGGCAAAGAAGATCAAGGAGATGGGATTTAAGTTTTCTATCAAGGGTAGGCCGAGCATCTCAAACAAACTGGTTTCTAATCTGTTTACATGGAGTGATCTGTGTCAGGACAAGAAGGTGGGGCTACAAAGGATCAAGGATCTGTATTCGTCTGTACCCAAGCAGGGACAGAACGCAGTGGTTAAACGTGGGTTTACACAGAGGTTAGATGTGTTGGCTCCTGATGCGGAGTTAACGATGGAAGAACTGCAAAAGGAGTATGGTCTATTGGTAGGAGCAGAGCATAGTGGATACGAAGTCCTACGTGTTGGATCAGTGGAGCAAGATTACATTGCAGCTATGGCAAGACGCGGAGATGACTTGCTGTCGGAACCTAGAATCAATCTGTCTACTTTTCATGCCATGAAGGGTGGTGAGGATGACAACTGTTTGGTGTATCTAGGAACGACCAAAGCATGCAGCGAAAGCGATTACCCCGACGATGAGCATCGAGCGTTCTACGTCGGCATAACCAGAGCAAGACATTGTCTCTACTTACTACAAGCAAAAACAAATTACAGGTACACGATATGAAATGTTGGCATTGCAGAACAGAGCTAATCTGGGGTGGAGATCATGATATAGATGAGGAAGACCCGGAATACAGTATAGAAACAAATTTAAGCTGTCCGGAGTGCGGTAGTTTTGTTTTAGTTTTTTATCCAAAGGAACAGGAAGAGAAAAAAATCCAATGAAACGCCAAAAGGTTTTAGAGACAGCAGCAAAACTAATCCATGGTGACAGGGCCAAGGACTACGGTGATGCATACCAAAACCACCAACGCATTGCCGATGGATGGAATATAATAATAGAAGGAGCCATAGAAAAGCATGGTCAAATAACCCCGGCCCACGTCACGTTGATGATGGACTGGGTAAAAACGAGCAGACTAATAGAAACAATAGACCACGAGGATTCGTGGATTGATAAAGCAGGATACACCGCCTTGGGTGCGGAGTTCATTGAGGAGAAATAACATGCAGGTAAACCTGTTTGGCAGTGCATTACACCACCAGATCAAAGGGGAACTAGATCTAATAGATCAGGACTGGAACATACCGCCAGAGTATCCAGACCTGACAGGCTACAAAGATGTGGCTGTAGATCTTGAG